GCAGAAGCTGACTTTGATATTTCTACAGCAGGTGAAACTAAATTAACTTTCACACCAGTTGACGCAGCTACAAACCTTTTCACAACTGGAAGTAAAATTGCTTTCATTTGTTATGAAACAGGTACATGGCACATTGCATATGAATTCACTGGAGCAGCAGCCGCTACTACAGGTGCATTTGCATTTGCAGCGTAATAAATAATTTTGTGGGCCTTCGGGCCCACATAAAATTTTAAGGAGAAAAAATGACAACATTTGCATCTACACAAGACGGCGTAGCCAGCAACGTAACTACTGAAGCTAAAACTATTCAAGTGGGTAGAACTAGAGCTTACGGAATACATTATGTTGGAACAGCGACTGCAGGAACAATAGAATTAAAAG